CTCACTGAAGGTATTAGATGACGCTCGTATATCAATAGGATCAGTAGCAACAATATTGCTGGGATCAGCTAGGAACAAGTCCTCATAGATACCAAGTTGACTAGTGAACACAACATCCTCAGCTGCAAAGTAGAGTCGATCTCTAAATGTGGATACTGCTTTAATACTAACTTGTCTTGGTGTGACCTTATCATCAGCTAAGAATATACTTGGTCCTGGGTTTGTATAACGATTACCAGCTGTTCGTGGTTCCCACGCAATAGGATTAGCAGTCCAAGGAATAGCCGCAAAGGAATTAAAAGAAATCTTTTGTGGCATTCTTCTACCATCTAGTACTGAGAATGAGTCTGGTGATCTTACTTTTTTAGTGTATGGTTTAGATGAAGATGAAATAACTCTGTAGTATCCGCTACCAAAATTAAGATAGGGTGCTGCTGTGTAATAGATCTTACCAGAACCATCTTGAGAACCACCAGCAATTGCTCCATATAAAGCAAGTAGCATGGTTTTTGCAGAAGAGTCTGAGTAACCACTATATACTAATCCATTATTTCCAATTACTTCTGTATACTCTGGTGGGAATCTAATCTCGCTGAAGTCAGCAAGAGATTGTCCATACCAAGGTTCAGAAGAATCACCCCAGATAAAATCTTCTACTTCTGGATAGTAACCAGTAAATAATGTAGTTGCGTTTGTTCCAATTGACCAACTTCCACTAAATGAATCAACTGTCCAAACTAATCCACTTACCTGCCAACCACTGAGTACCATCCACTTACTAGCAGAAGAATATACAAATATTTTAGTTTTAGTGTTTGGGTTTACATTACTACCAGAATTAGCATCTAGAACAGTATGAACTACTCCAGCTGGTAAAGTTGGTGCTGTTGCCAAAGTAACTACAGTTCCGTTTGCTAAAGTACCAGTCCAACTAATTGTTGCATTAGCTGTAGTTTGTGCGGCTAGTTTCCAACTGTTATCTGAACACTGAATATATTTAGTTGCCGCATAGTAGACAACCCTAGATCCTTTAATATCAATTGGTGTGTAAGTACAGCTTACTACTGTCCCAGAAGCAGTTGCTCCAACTACAGGAAAAGAAAAAGAATTATCATTTATTCTTGTAATTGTATACACACCATTAGCAATTGAACCAATAGAAGTAAGACTAATTTTATTACCGTTAATTAATCCATGTGTTGCTTTAGTAACTGTTACAAGAGTGGTAGAACTAACTACATAAGTTGAAACTACATCTATAAATGGTGTTCCATCTAGATTAAACATTAATCCAGTTGTATTATCGGTACTTGTAAAGCCAGCCTTAACTAAAGTATTAACAATAATAATACTAGAGCCAACCGTTGTTGCCTTAAGTACATCCTTAGCTTGGTTGGTAGCATTACCAAAAGTAATATATGCCCTTGTATCTGCGTTAATAATAGTAGTATCTTGTTGAGTATTAGTTGGTGCGTCAGAGTAAACTGTTTCGTTAGACCAAGTTCCATCTGGTCTGATTCTAAATACATAGACCAACACATCTGTAGCTGCGGTTGCCTGATAATCAATAGCCAATAAGAATCTATTGTTTTCATTTATGTTAAACCAATAGAACCAATAATCTTTAGGTGTTACGTTAGCGTGTTCAAGTGGGAATAGATCTAGTCTTTGTGAGAACTGTACATTATCTTTAATAGTATATGTACAGGTAGTTCCAGTAGTACCAGAAGCAACAGTAATTTTAAATGTATCAACAGTTAAATAAGTAATAATATAATCAGTAGCTATTAAATTACCATTACTAGAAGCAATAGTAATAATATCACCTGTTTTTAAACTATGGCTTACTTTAGTAATAGTACAAATTAAAGAAGATATTGTATATGTAGCTGCAATTGCAGTAGTATAACTAATGTCCCCAGTAAATCCATTCTGTGTTACAATCTCAAACCCAGGTCTCTTCTCAAAAGATCTCTCTAATGAGATCAATGCATTATCAAGGTTCTGTGCTTCAGTTGGCAGTCTCTTAGACTGAGCCTGTCTACTAACTCCACCACTAAGGGTAAAGATAGGTAGCTTAGTTGACGCAGATGGTGAGCCTTGACGACGAGATTGTGGGATACGCTTAGCCATTAAATACCACCTTGCCAGAATCGACGAAGTGTAGAATCCTGAAGATAAGGATTACGATACGCAGCACCACGAACATTACCATCACCAGTAATAAAGATGTTTCGTTTCTTGTCGTTGATATCTGCCGCTCTTCCTTTTATTGAGAACAGTTGTTCTTGATAAGCAAGGAAACTATCGGTTGTACTGTCGCCTTGTGTAAGGATCTGATAGTGACGAGCAGCCGATGCAAGGATAGCTCGTTGTGTCGGTGTATCTAAGTGTGACCACTTGAGTTTCTTAATGATCTCCACATAATAGTCTTCGGTTAATGACCAGATATCTGTATCATCAGTAAAGTTGTATAGTTTAATTGACTGAGAAGCACCTGTACCTTCGTCGTATACTCTAGCAACAATGATATTGTTATCCACATTGTAGTGGGTAGACATAAGATCAGCGGCTATTACACCCTCTTCATCGCCATCACCTAATGGTAAATAGATCCTACCATTAGAGTCAGCGTTCATCTTCTTAACAATCTTATTGTTAGCAAGACCACGCAACTGAAAGTCTAAACTGGCTTGCTCAAGTACGGTATCTGCAATACCTGTATCAATACCAGAATTACCAATAAGGTCTGCTACTGGTGATTCTCCCGAAGCCAACAGCATTTGATTAACAGCCTGTAACTTTGTTATAAAACCCATAGTAGCATCCTCCTTCTTTGTAAGAAATCCCCCAGCCCCACTTAAGGGACTGGGGGTTAAACACTAATTAAACAAATTAACCAGAAGTAGCCGCATACTCAGCAGCAAATCCAGTTGCCCAACCGTTTGTACCGTTATCAAGAATGGCAGCAACCTCGCCTCTTGTATTAACATTACCAGCAGCCGTTACACCAGTTGAAGTTACTGGAGCAAGCAAAGCTTGGCAAAGCTCTGGTCGAAGAATACCAGTACCCTTCATCATAGATGCAACGGTGAATTGCGTATTGCGTCGAACATCGGCAATAGAATCAACCTTAAGACCCTGCAATGAAAGACCAGCAACAGCTTCTGGTTGGAAAATCATACCATAAGTACTAAAGCCAGCAGTACATAAATTATACTTCAAAGATCCAAGAGCAAGATTTGCATTATCAGCAGTTGTAGCTGGTAAATGATTGCTCTTAACAATCTTGCAACCCATGTAATCCAAGCTGTCGCCCATTGAGTTCATACCCATAGTATATGGCGCACCAAGACCACCTTGATCAGCAACACCACCAAACATTGGCAACTTAGTAAAGTTAGTACCAGTATTTCCACTTAAAGTACCAGTTACATCAGTAGCTCTAGTTAAACCAAGTCCACGAATAACTTGGAATACCTTTGGAGTAACTACACAATAAACATTACCAACAGTGTAATCGTTTTCTTGCATAGTAACAAAGTAATCCTCAATAGCCTTGAGAATATTAAGAGCAGCTGTTTCAGTACATGCACTAGCTAAAACATCAAGCGCACCAACCTCAACTGGTTGAGGGAAAGTTAATGAACCTCTTGGGTCATCAGCACCAATTGGAGCAACAGAACAAGCTGCCAAAATAGATAACGCAATTTGCTTATCACGCATATTAGCAAGCTGAAGACCAGCTTGACGAGCAAGCTCTGAACGATAATCCCATTGAGTAATTAAAGAATCAATGTTATCGCATTCAAAGTAAGTAGCCATTGGTCGCTTATCTAAAACTACCTTAAAGGTATTTGTTTTAGAAGTACCACCACCAAGTTCTTCACCAGCATTCCAAGCAGCAGCTGCTTGTACAGTACCAGTAATTGGGAACTCATAGCTGTAACCACCAGTAAGTGGTTTGTTAGTAATCATTGATTCAAACATATTGACTTGATCGTATGCATGAATTACCTCTCCGCTCCACAATGGAAGCCAGAGTTTATTTAAACCAGCTGAACCACCTGAGGTATTTCCACCAGATGTTTGACCAGTTGTTCTATTAACCATATCTCCTGCGCCAATATTATCAATCGTAGACATATTAGTATCTCCTATAAAAGTGTAGTAACATTAAAAAAGTAAACGATAGAAACTACACACAATATTAGATTGTTCCAAAGGAGTCTTCTTGTGTTGTCTCACTAACTATACCACCCATTACTACCGAGGTAGGGGGTTTGTGTTGGTTAGTTTGACTTAGTTTGTCAGACGGTTAAAATCCGTCTTAAGCATTCGTTGTTCTACAGCCAAACGAAACTTAGGTTCAGAATTGTACCTTGGGTTTCCTCTGTCTGCGTAGAACTCACGCTTTGTTTTGTATGCAGCTGTTCCCTGAGGTGTCTGAGAACCAGCTAGTTGTGTCTTGGTAGGTGTCATTTCCTTATTCTTGTCAGTAGCACCACTAGTACGATCATACTTAGTAGCAAGACCAAGCAACGCAACTTCCCAACTTGGACTAGCAAGTGTGGCGTTGATCTCTGCTTGTTGCTGTACGGTCATCGTCTTAGCAGCCCACGAAAAGATCTGGTGCAACTTATCTTTGCTACCTACAATGTCAGCAGCCTTACCAAAGGCTTCTCTTGATCGTGCCTTCTGACCTTCCATGTAATCACCAATCATCTTATCAGAGAATCCAGTCTTAGTTTTAATCTCTGCCTTAGTTTCTTCTGACAAGTCATTGCTAACAGCAACTTCCATAGACCACTTAGACCAATCAGAATCATTAAACTTAGGTTCATTTACTGGTTCGTTGGTCTTTGCAACCTCTGGTACTGCGTTAGGAATACGAAGTTCTTCTGGAACCTTAGTAATAGCAACAACCTCTGGCGTTGGTTCTGGTACATATGCTGGGTTAGACCCACCATCAATCTGACCATAGGTCTTCTTAAGTTCAGCAACTTCTTGTCGTGCCTTAGTGTACTCACTCTGAGCATTCTTTAAAGAATTGAACCAAGCTGAAGTATCTTTAAAATTACTAGGGATTTCTAAACCCTGATTCTTAACATACGCTTCAAAAGCTTGGTGTTCCCTAGCAACTTGCATTGCATCTGGGGTAGCCGTTGGAGATTGTTCAGTTTGTCGTACTTGAATATCAGCCTCGCTCGTTGGAACTGG